CAGTTGGGGCGAAGAATATGTGGAAGTAGATATCAATGATGCGGGCGTTCGTGATTGGCTAGTAGCCGAAGGTCACAAAACTGTGCCGCAAATTTACTTCAATAGCAAACTTTTAGTAGAGGGTGGTTATAGTGGACTAAGTAAATTGTCTATCAACGAATTACAGGAAAAAAAAGATGCTAATCTCTAAAACTGATAAAAATACTGTCTATACCTTTAAGACTGTCACTGGCGAAGAAATCATTAGTCGTGTAAGTGAAGAAAATGCAACTACATATACACTCCTAAAACCGCTAGTTATGATTGCCACACCAAATGGTGGGTTTGGATTAGCGCCTGCAATCTTTAGTGTTGCACCCACTGATCCTGTAGTGTTAAATAAGAGAGCAGTTGCGCTTTCTGGTAGAACAGAAAGTGACATCGCCACACAGTATCTTGCAAAAACAACAGGACTGACGTTGGCGACCTCTGTATAAAGGAGAGTCAAGATGCCTATTCCAACTAAGATGGGAAGCCTTAACACTGCTGGTGGCGTAGCAATGATGGGTGATTTTAAAACTTTAATCAACGGAAGACAAGCAAGTCGTATCGGTGATTATGTAACAGGTCACCCTGGTTTTGATCCACGTCATCCGCATCCACCAAACCCTATTGTTGTTGGGAGCCGCAGCGTAATTGTCGGCGGCAGACCACTTGGTTTTCTTAGCGTGTTAGATGCTTGTCGCCATATAATGATACCACATGAATCAGATGTATTAATAGGACCATAATGCCACTAGGAAGTTATACCACAGGCACAGGAACAATTACAGTTTCAACTGGCACAAATGCAGTAAGTGGCAGTGGTACAACTTTCCTTACGCAATTAAAACCTGGCGCAGTTATTGGCAATACGAATAGCAACTTTGCTGGTTATATCTCTACAGTAACAAGCAACACTACTGCAACATTGACAACGGTGAGTGCTATTAATATTGGTGGTGCTGCATTTAAATATCGTCCAATGACGGCAAATACTGCCGCATATGTTTATTATACTACTGGAAATATCACAGCAAATAATATTAGTCAGATAGTTACTGGCAATAGCACACACTTTGCAACAGAATTAAAATATGGTGACACTCTTTATATTTCTAATCTTCAAATTGCAAATGCAAGTGGACCTAATGTTGCTATTGGTATAGTAGAACTTATTACAAGTAATACAAGTTTATATTTGAGTTCTAATGCATTTGCTAATGTTTCAAATTTACAATATTGGAATGAATCTGTCACATATACAAGCTATGCACTTTATGGCGGCCCTGGCAGTCAATCTAGCAGTCCTAATGCATTTACTAGTTTAAATTTAATACATACACCATTATATACTTGGACACAAAGTGGACTTATTCCAAACGTTGCTGTTGTTAACAATTATCATCCACCAATTCAAGATAGTGTAACTGGCGTGTTAGTTAATTTACCAGCGAGTATCTATAAGAAAACAGGCAATAGTGTTACAAATACATATGTTGTTGGTAGTTCATTGAGTTTTGACGGAACTGATTATAAAGTATTTGATTTTGATGTCAATCAAAATGTATTTGGAACAGATTCATCATATGTGTTGGACGGGCTGAATAACGCCAACGATTTAAAAGAAATTGCACTAAGTGGTGATAGCAATCTATATGCTACTAATATTAAAAATTTAATTCCACAAACTTCTGCTGATCGGGCTGCGCCATTTGTCGGTGGCACGGTTGCTCGTGTTACAGATAAGCATGATTTGGCTGTTAATTATTTTAGTAAGACTAGTCCAATACAACAATTACAAGATAATCCTGCTAATTTTACTGCAAATCAAGATATATTCTTGCGCAAAGAAGCAAAAGGATTGCGTAAAATTGTTGCAACTGGTGCACCAATAGCGATACCTGGCTTGCTTAATGTTATTGCTGATACATATGTGCCAGGCAATATTGGTTGGACACCGCCACAGTTTAAACAAAGTGTGGTAAATTTACCTAATGTGAATGTGAGTTAATCATGGCAAACGTAACGCTTAAAGACCCAACCTTATTATATACTTTTTATACAGTCCATGAAGATTTTAAACCAAAGGCTTATCCTGACTATAACAGTAAAAAAGAATTCACTGGCTATGCAATAGGTTACGGCAACCATTACAATGCAGATGGCAGTCCAGTTACTGCTAACCAAACTATAACACAAGCAGATGCAGTAACTTTAGCAAATCAGCAACTGCCAGGTTATGTTAATCAAGCAGCAGGTCTTATTGGTGTAGATAATTTTAACAATTTAAATGCATCACAGCAAGCAGCACTTGCAGATATAACTGCAAACTATGGCGTTGGGCGAGTTCCACGTGCTACTATTGAGGCTTTTAAAAGTGGCAATCAAGATCAAATTGATGCTGCAGTTTTAGGGCAAAATAATAACTGTCCACGTGATGTTGACCGTGTAAACACAATGCACGGACAAGACCCTGCCAATGTTACCAGAGGCGGAGCAAGTAAAGAAATACCTGCCAATGCAAAAGGTGGCGCAGCAGGCAGTGGCAGCGGTTGCGCTGGTGCAGGTCTTGGTATACTAGGAGCAATTGCTGGTGCAGGTTTGCTTGGTGGATTAGGCGCAGGTCTAAATGGAATACTTAGTGGGGCAATGGGTGCTCTTGGTCTAAGCGGTATAACTGGTGCTATGGGTGGTGCATTTGGTGCAATCAGTAATGTATTAGGCGGCGGACTTAGTGGTATTCTAGGTCAAGTTGCTGGTCCACTAAATCAACTTACTGGTGGAGTAATGCAGTCGTTAAGTTCAATTGGCAGTGGGATATTGCCAAGTTTAACTGGCGTGTTACCTAGCGGTATTACTAACATTGTTAATGGCGCACTTGGTGGTGCAGTTGGCAGTATCATGGGTCCACTTAATGGTATCCTACAAAATCCAGCTAATCTTCCAAATGCTATACAACAATTTGCGTACAATGGCGGTCTTAATGGCATGATCAACCGTGTTGCCAATAACATGGTTAGCGGTGCTGCTTTTGGTGGTGCCAATGCATTTGTTCAACAAATTGGATTAGCAAGTGCTTTTAGCGGCATATCAAATAGTGTCGTTGGTGCTTCTGCCGAAGCTGCAGCACTACGATTTGGTGCTAACGTACCAGGCGGCATCGGTGCTAATTTTCTTAATAATAACGGCGTAGTAAGTTTTGGTATGAGTGCACTTACAAGCAATATACCAGCAGCAGCAAGTAATTTGCAAAACCTTGGAACATTTTCTACACAGAATATGTTAAGACTACAGCAACCGGCAAATGTTGCTCATCAAATTATTGGTGCAGGATTAGGAAATACAACTGGATTAACACAGCAATTAGTTCGCAATAATATACCTCTTGCTGGCATTGATAATCCACTATACGATGCGCCTGTTCAAAAAATATTAAACAATATAAGTGATCCAACTGCAATTGGCGCAGTGAGCAGTAAGTTTAATTTAGGCACAAGAATTTCTCATCTTGGGCAATTAACTGATATGAGTATTATGACTCCCGACTTGCATGCTACGAGTCCAAGTAAGAATTTTAAAGATTTAGGGCAGCATTTCTTAAGTTTAGGAATTACTGATGCTAAGAACTTTGATCAAATTGGAACAGCATTAAGTAAAACAGATGCTGGTCTTGATTTAAATCACTTGAGTCAAATGAAGACTCCTATGTATCAACCTGCAGCAGATACACTTAACAAAACATTTGGTTATGGTGGTGGCAGCATTGGTGAATTGACCATGGCTGATTTTCTTGGAACTCCTGCTGGTTATGTTCACAATGATACACTTCCTGTAATAACAAATGCAAATAATGTTATAATGGGAACTAGCGATGGTCAAATTTTAAATGGTTTAATTATTCAGTTACAAACATTGCTCACAGGTGGATATCATGTGCCTGGCAGTTCTGCAAGTGGCGATCAGCCAGCATCAGCCGATAGCATTAATATAAATGGCACAATATATTATACACTGGACGATGCGGTCATTGCCATGATTGCTGCAATCGAAGCACGATTAACTATTATTAAAAGTAGCAGCGATCCAACTGTTAAAGCAGCCCTACAAGCAAGCGAAGCAGCACATGCTGCAAGTTGTGCACAAATATTAAAAGAAAACCATCATGTTACTACATTTGGCATGGATATCTTTGCACCAGTTCAGAACAATCCAGTTCAGGCATATGTATTTGCAGATGGTCTTCAATATTATGGTCAACAAACTGGCTATGGTCAAATTGGTGACTATATGGAACGAGTTGCACAAGATAACATCTATGGCGATGCGATTAAGGGAGCAATGCGCCAGGGTCGTAACGCTGCTGCTCTTGAATCACTTGGCGTTAATGTAGAACGATTTAAATTGCCGCATAGTCAATACTATCGTGATCCTGCAGCATTCTATCTTGCTGCATATAGTGGTGATTTGCCGCCTGTTCCTGTTAATTTGGTTGATCAAATAATTCCACAAACTCCACAAGATATCTATGTTGATGCACGTAACGCAATGCTCATTGACAATGGATATGATCCAAGCACTATGTTGCCAGCACAAGCAGATGAAACATATTATGACCTACAGTGGAATAATATAAGCACCAATGTTCGTGAAAGTATTGGATTATCTGTACTACAACAAGCAGTTGATAGCAATATTATGGTAGTTGGTCCCAATGTTTATGTTATTGGGCTAGACCGTAGACAAAATAAATTTGCAACCATCAACCAACATGGTTTAGCAATAGAAAATAGTGAAATATTTGTTGCTACTATGTTAAGCATAGCAAACAAAGTTCTATATGGTGACATTGGTACAACCAAGTATAATACGCCATTCTTCACTGACCAAATGGTATATGGCATGTTAGAAATGCTTGGTCAGGTTACACCTGTTAATATTGATGCACTTGCATCTACATTAATTGGAAATGCCGTATTAACTGGTTTTATGACTAAACTTCGTGTTATATTCCAACAACTTCTGCAACAAGGCAATACAGGAATGGATCGTAACATTGTTGCTCCTTGGGGCGGCAGTGGACCAGATGGTCAAATGAATACGCTACCACGAAAATAACGTTTGACAAGTTATAACTTTAGGGCTATAAATAATATACCATGAAGATTAACGAGATTGTAGAAAATATAACCGAAATGAGTATTAATACGGGCGGTTTAGAATATGAAAGTGCTGTTGTAAAATCAGTGCAACAGGCAATTCCACATTTTGCAGATCGTGTTAAGTTTACAAATCTAAATTTTGCCACTGCGGGTTATAGCAGTGTAGGTATTGATCTTGAATTACAAGTAAATGGCGCACCATTTAATATTGAGATTAAAAAAAATAAAGATGCGCAAATGGGCGGCACAAGTATTCGGTATAATCCTTCAACCGATTTGGCTGAGATAGTAAACAGCGATACCATTGATGATGAAGCGCAGCCATATTTCTTAAATGCGGTTCACTCAAAGAAGCAAGCCATCATTAACTATATCGAATTTGTTCAAAAGCAAGAACCCGTGGAAATGCACAGCAGAATCGATAGTTTTCCAATTGGTGCAATTACAAGCAAAGCATGGAACAATGCTAAAAGTGCTGGTTTACTCGCAGCACTTGGTGAAAAAGTTAGTTTTAATGATACATCAATTATCACCAAAGCATACAATTTGAAAAAAGTATATTATATTCAGATTGGTGGTGCTGGCTTGTTCTATCTAAATGAAAATCCATATGACTTGCCTGTGCCAAAATTCGAAGGTCACATTCAGATTGAGTTTAGACTTGGACGAAATGGTGGTGTGGTGAAAAAGATTGGCAATGAAACCATCAAGATATTAAATGCTGGCTATCGTTGCCAGGGTCGTCTTAAAACGAACATCAAGAGCAGTTTGAGCCTTGATAATCCGGCAGAAGCATTCCAAATCCTAGCCTACATTGACGACCAAACTAAATCGTGAAAGCCAACGTAGAAAAAATCTGGCATTTTACCTGTGAATTTTGCAAAATGTGGTTTAGTATCGCCGTAATGGACGATTGGAAGCCCAAAAAACTATATTGCCCACATTGTGGCAAGCAACAGCAAATAACTGTTGACATAACTCCCAAATAATGCTATAAATAATATACTGTTGTTGATAATAATCATAATAGTCGGAGAAGACGGGGCTTCGATGCCCCCATCTCCACCATAGATACATTGGTTCCCTAATAGCGATAAAGGGATAACTAGAGCGCATCGACCAATGTATCTTTGATGGGGATGAAAGGGATCGATTCACGATGAAGAGATTGTTGGAGATAGTGGGTTGGATGCCTTATAGTCTACGTTTTAGATGCAAACGATAATGCACCTTTTGAAATGAGCCTAGCGGCATAATTTCTTGGG